CTAAATTTACACAATAAGAGAATTCTTATAATTGTCAAGTGATCCTTGATCAAAACCTATGTACACCAAAAATTTTATACTTTCTGAACTTAAATGAATGAGTTTTAAAATTCTTTTTCTAATTTTAAATGTTCTTTTATCTTCTTTGTTGACTTCGCTAATTTCTTTTATAATGTCTAATATTGTCTTTTCCTGATTCAAACCTTTCTTCTCTTCTGTGTACTTGTAGACTAAAGTGCGATATAATGATAAGATTTCAGATATGGTAGTTATCGAATCATTCTTGAATATTTCTTGAATTTCTTCGTACAACATTGACATAGTGGTGTCATTTATAAGCATATTCATCATTCCACTTCTCGAAATCCTAAGATGTTTAATCATTAGTGTAAGCTGAATTGACATTCTTTTAAAATAATAATCCTTTGTCTTTTTATACATAAATTTGAAAAGCAAAGACAAGTACAAAGATCGCAGAAACAGCTCATTTACACTATATTTAGAGTAATTGATAGAGTATTTTATCAAATTGGGAAATTCTTCTAGGAATTCGATGTCATTCTCATAAATATTATTGAATTTCCTAAATTTCCCTCTTATGATATTTTTCCTTTTAACTTTCAATCTGTATTTTTCAATATTAGGAATGATATTCATCATCATTAACTTTCTAATTTTATTATCAAAAGCTGAAAACTGATCAATAGTAATTTGAATCTGAGATATTCTTTTTCTTAGACCTAAGACATCTTGATTACTAACAAATGTGATATCACTATAACTCTCGACAGTTATCTTAGATTTAAGCAACTCAATATCTTTAAAAAGATTATTAGTCAGAGAACTTTTAGATACAAAGAAACAGCCTTGTCTAAGCCTAGTGCAATCAGCAATCACTCTGATAATCTGATCTTCAGACTTGAATGATATATTAACTTTAAAATTGTCGGACACGTCATCTGGCGAATAATTGTTGTATAGAATCTTAAACATAGACTCAGCCTGTATCAAAGTGTCAGAGAAAACAATCATAGTGGAGTTTCTTCTATAGATCATGCTGTTTTCATCCCATACAAAATAAAATTGAGAGATATCATTAACTTCTCTGTAATTTGTTGAGGAATTGGTAAATTCAATAGATTTGTTAGTGAATTTTTCTAAAGGCTCAGTTTTAGATATATCAAACATTGATGACATTAGAATCTTTTTGTACAAAGATATAGTATTCATATCTTTCTCTTCAACTTTTATATTGTCCAAGATTAATTCAGGAAAAGATGATTCGTATTTAGTAGTCTCGGTATCTCTTATCAAACTTATTATAGAGTTGTTGTAATCATAAATCATGTTGTCGGAGACATACTGAGAAGGATCGTAGTTAGTCGCATCTTTGAAAGGAGTGAGCTTTCTTTTGATAGTGGATTCTGCTATAACAGTTCGAAAATAAACTTCTTTTTGAGAAATCCAAGTAAACTCTACTGTTTTTTTGAAAACGGATAACACATTTGTTAAGAAAAAATAATTCTGCTCATCACATTCTAAGAAGCATCCTCTATTTTGTAGCTCACTTACTAGATTGTAATTAGACACAATATCGCTATAGACTTCATGATTCAGAGGATTTATTTCAGGGTATCTTTTAAAGAAAGAGCCGAAAATATTGCTTATCATTAATTGAGTCATTGTTTCAGATTTCCTCTTACTCACATTAGTGAAATAAGATCTTTCTTTAAAACATATGAAGAGACCCACTATTCTATTTCTTTGTTTTATAAAATACACTTTCAAATCTGGCAGGTTGATATTGTACTCAGAACTTTTATAAAAACTTTCAAATTTAACATCAGTGTCTCTCAAATTTATTTTCTTGACGATATTCAAGGTTTTTCTTAATCTTCTGATATTTTCTATTAAAAGATACAAATTTATATCGTCACAGATCAACCTTAACTTGGAGAGTGGACAATTCATATTTTTAATTATATCCTCCAAAGAATTAAGGATATTGAAAGATCCATCTTGAATGTAATTGTTTAAAACACATTTAATTTGATCTAAAATTACTAAAGGATTGTCACTTTTTGTTATTGAATAATCTTTAAAATAAGAAAATTCTACGTCTCTGTAAACATCAGACATTGGAAATTCTTCTCCTTCAATCAAAGTGTTTCTTATTGAATTATGGAACTTTTTTGTATCTCTGGAAGAAGTATAAATCAATGGTGAAGACATTCTACTCGTATCGAGGTATTCTGAAATTAGAACTCTTTTCTTGACATAATCTTCTATTGAAGTAATATCGTAAAGATTGATTATCTTATTAAAACTTTTAATTATCTTTTTGTAGTTAATTCGATTTTTGTACGAATTAAACACTTTGTCAAAATCTTTTTTCATGAGACCATCCATCAATTTAAGATCAATTCCTGTTGTAAGAGAGAAATTGCTATCTAATTCATATGAAGTTCTTCCTTTCGTGTCCCAAGGATTCATTACTTCTTCAAATCTATTTAATTTATATTTGTTGTTAACCTCTCTTCTAAAAGATGATACGTTTCTCGGGTCTAAGAATATTTTCTGATCAATAATGAAAGGACTGTGTTCAAGACTTTTAATATCTGTCAATATAGCTTGAACTTTATTTATAATAGATTGTATATCTTCCAGATTTAATTCAGGTTTCTCTTCTAAAGTTTCAGTTTTCTTTATATTAAATTTTTTGAAGAAAAGCCTTTTATTTTGTTTTTCTTGCCAGGATTTGTCTTTTTCTTGAAGTGGATCAAACTTAGAAAAAAACATCGCCATGTTCAATTCTTGAATCGCAGATTTCATAGAGTATTTAGAAGTCTTGACATATCTCATAAACCTTACGAATTTAAGATTGTCCAGAGAAATTATCATATCTCTTTTACTGGTTATTAAAGAAGTGTTTATCAAGTAGCTGAACTGATAAGCAAAAGTTGTTATATCTAAATCTAAGTATTCTTGATCCAAACTCAAACCGTCATTTCTGAATTTGTTAATCATTGTCATCAAGTTGAAAGGAATATACTTCCTGTAATAAACTTTATTCTTAGAAACTAATTCGACAAATTTGGAAAAATTTGATCTATTAAAGTAAGATTTACACAAATAATCTGAAAAATTTCCGTACTTTATCAGAGATGTCAGATCTCTCTGATAACGTCCGCCGAAATTGACTGGCAATTTCAGAGAAGGTTTAATTAAACTGATTTTCTTTAGTCTCTTATAATTCAAACTTTCTATAAATTGAGCTCCAAACAAATCATTACTCTTTAAAAAATAAGCTGTTGCTCTACTGACTAGATATTTGTAATTATCAATGACACTTTTGTTTTCACATTTAGAAAAGATCTGGGAAATAGTTTTTACACTATTGTCGAGAATAGAGCCATTAAAATTTTGCACTCCAACCATTTCTGAACAAAGAAAAGAGAAAGAATCTTTAGTGTTAGAAGCTTCTAATGCAAATAATCTTGGCATCAACGTGTTGAATTTGACAAACTCCTTCACTAAATGCTTAGGTATAAGGATAACTTCATTCTTGTCGTCAGAGTGAACAACTTGAAACCAATTAGAAGGATCAATAGTGTAATTGTATTTTCTCTTGATATAAGCTGTGAAGAATTTTTGTCTGAATCGTTGTTCCAGACTATGAACAAAAGAGCTAATATTGTGGAAAAGACCTTGAGCCCAAGAAAACTCGTAAGTTATATAATGCTGATTATTCTCAGGATCAATTTTAAATTTACTTTTGAGATCAGGATCAAGATTGTCGATGTCTTTACCTATGTAAATTTTAGATTTTCTCGTTGCTAAAAGGCATGCGCTTAGCAAAGAGTGTATTACTGGTCCAATTATTCCTAAGGTTGCCATAGAATTTATCAAAACGATAAATTTATCATAAATATCTCTCCCTGACCAAGAAGACATGTCTCCATTATGATAAACTATCAACTCATCAGGAGATCTTTTTTTCATAAGAATTTTTGTAGATTCTCGAATTAAAGATATTTTGTCTTTCTGACTTTCCACAACCATTTCTCTTTGTTCCATTTTACAAAATCTTTTAAATATTTTTTGCACTATACTTGTGCACACTTTTCCTGCTAAGTTTTGTTCGTAAATCTCTCTGGATGCTTCATACTGAGATTTTTTAGCTAACAACAACTCATTAGCTTTCATCTTTCCTTCTTTGACATTTTCTATGACTTTGTTGACAAATTCAATAGGATCAATCGACTCATTCAGTCTGAAATTAGTATCAATAAACTCTTTAGCATTTTCTAAGTTGGTTGTTTTTGTTTTCTTGTTGTCACTGTTCGTTCTCATAG